CGTATCAAGGTAAACGTCGTAATCCCGTTAGTGCTTTTGGCAGCGGCGCTGACGCTAAGTAAGTTGACAACCGCCTGATTCGCCCTTGTTGCGTATACATAATCGTTGCGGAAACTGATGATCGGTATGTACGCGCTGGTGCTGCTTGTGACGGCGGCGGTGTTGCCATAGGTCATCCGGGGGCCGGTCAGGCGCTTCTGCCCCTCCACAAAACCAGCGAAAGATGCCACCGAAATACTGACGTTGGTTGTGCTGCCACCGGAGTAGGCCGCCATCGTGAAGGGGAAAGACGGCTGGTTGGCGTGGACGCTGGTACGCGAGTTCTGATTGTTGATCGTGTGAACCACTACCCAGTTTGCATTGTTACCGTCTACGCTAGGCTGCAGGATAGAGAACGTCACCGGCCCGAAGCCAAGCCACGCCATGCCTATCTGAAATACGTTGCCTTTGGTCTTGTCCAGAGTAAACGAACTACTGCCGGTACCGTCGCATTTATCGCCGTTCCAAGCGGTCTGAGCAACCCAAGTGTCCGCTGTTGTACTCCCCGCCAGTGTCGTCGCAAACGTCCCCGCGGTTCCAGTGGCTGTTCCAAGCACAAGCGAAAACGTCCCCGACTTCGCGCCTACCGAGTTGGCAAGAAGTACCACCGTTGCGCCACGCGCCTCAACCGACCATCCGGCATAGGTCTGCGCTGCAATATCGTTGGCGGTGAGTGTGGTAGTCGCTGCCGCCGTAAGCGTCACCGTATACTGTTTGTCATTCAGCGTGATAACTACCGTTCCACCGCCCGTGGTCGCCGCGGACACGGTGAGGGTGACAATTGCCCGGACGTTCCCGGTGCTGTGAAGAATGCCGAAACTTGTACCGTTGTAGCCGAAGAAGTACCCAGACTCCGCGGTACCTATTCCAGCGACTACAACAGTGGTCGCAGCAGGGGCCGACCAGAGCGCCGTGAACCGCCCAACAACGCCTTGCCCCGCACGATAGCGGAGCCGCTTCCGACTTTGCATTGTCGCAAAGGAATAGGCAGTTGTTCCCGTTGCGCAGGTGAACAGGTTGCTCGTGCCCGTGTTCGAGCCGCTGTTTGCCGCCGGCGGGGCTACACCGGGGTCGTACCCAAGCCCTGTCGTTGCAACCACTTCGGCGGGGTTGATCCCATACACCGCATCGCTCTGAAATATCGGCAGCAGGTTTTCGGTATGCACGGAACCAAACGGCAACAGCGGGCCGTGGATCGCAACCTCAAGATGGCCGCTGCTATCAACCGGCACACTCGCAACGCTACCGTCGTCTTGTTGGCCGCGAACTACACCGCTAAATTTTGTGCTTATGTCGCCGGCCATCACACGATCTCCGCGCCGTACAAAGTGAACGTAAGCGCATTTGCCACACTTGTTCTGACACCCACATTACCCGCAGCAGTGAACCCTGACAGCAGGCCAGTAAGGATAATAGTCTCGTCTGCAGCAATAGGGGCGTCCCAGAACAACGCAGTCGCCTCGCTGTATGTAGTGCCGTCCTCGTCGTGGAATACTCGGAATGTGGCGGAGGCCCCACTGGTGTTGCATACCATGAGGTTCTTGGCTACCCAAGTAACGCTGTCCGCTGGTGAATAGAGACTCACTGCTGAAGTACCAGAGGGTCGTACTTGCCCCAGCTGCTTCTCTTGGATACTCATGTCATCACCAACGTGTACCTACGGCTTTCCTCAATAGCTGCTCTAGAGGCAGCGTTGGAACTGTCCAACTTTGTAAAGTACAAGCGCAGTATGTTAGCCAACCGGTCGCCATACCCTTTGCTGTACTCTACCGGAGCCGCGGGTAATGCCGGGGCTACGGAGTTTATCTTGTGGTTCATGCTCCTCGCCTCCCATCAAGCTTCATATCAAGACGTGGGATTCCCAGCTGCCACGAAACTCCAAGCGCCGTGGACTCCACACGCATCGCAAATTGCCGCCCCCGCACCCGTGTAAACACCTGACCGGTAAACTGCTCCACTGGTATCGTTGCGGTTCGCGTGACGGAGTTGGCGCTGTTGCCACCCTCGGACAACGGAGAATTATAACCGGAACCGGAGTTCGACATAGGTTGGAGCGTCATCGTTACGGCAGGACTGTCCGCTGTAGACCCCTCAAAGGTTACATCCGGTAGCACCCGGTTAATAAGCACAAAGTGGTCCCCTTCGTCTACATCGAACTCGGAGGACACGATATACGCGTTTATGGCTTGGGGGGTGCCTGTCTCGTTGCAGTCCGTACCATATTCTTGGAACACCAAGTTATGGGTGTAGGTAGCCGCAATGGGGTAGTCCCGCAGGGTGGTGTCTATCCACGCCGTACGTTGCAGTGTACCGTAATACCACAGGTTTTCCACATAGTTGTACACAACATAGCGGTCTACTTCGGTGGCGTCAAACGAGCAGTAGAACCACCAAATTTCGTTAAATGTCTGGTTAGTCCCTGCAAACGCCTGATAATGCTGAGTCTGATTGAAGTCGTTAAACACATACCGGCGTACGTCACAGGGCAGCGGGGCTACAGTACCGTCGTAGCGGTAGAACTTGTCGTGCCCCATCCAGTAAGCAACGCTGTCTGCGTACGCTACGCAGTTAGGCCCGGCAATGGATAGGTTGTCTCCAAGAATCTGGGCTCCCCAGACATCCGGCGCCCCAAGGAACTGCAATGAATACAGAGATGAGTCAGTCCACACCAGAATTTCCTGCCGCGCCTGTACACCGCAGACTATTTGGGCTCCACGGGACAGTCGCAAGGAGCCCGCTTGGTTGGTAGCGTCTGGCGTCCACATGGCAACATCTTCTTGATCCGACCAGCGAATAAGCATCGGGTCCAACGTACTACTGCCGATTTCGTTACAGCCTAAAGCCAAAGCGAACCGGTTTATGTCAGAGACAAGGGAATAATTAACGACCGTAGGAACCCCAGACGCCCCGGCTAAAGCGCTGACATAAATCGCCCGGGTACTGACTGTGTTGGATGCGTCCCAGTAAAAAAGCGGACCTCCTCGGTACGCAAACAACAAGTCCTCACCAAAGTTCGCCTGTGACCACAGCCGCATGGGTACTTCGCTATCAGCCCCCACACCCCACTCACCAAGGCCAAACCCGCCAGCCCCCCACCCGGTAGTGGGGGTATCCAGCTCGTTGCCTACATTTATCTGGTACGCCGCGGTTACTGTCCCCCCACCGCTGGCCGTGCTGGTAGCCGCAGAGGACGCCGTAATGGTATAGGTGTCGTCGGTTAGAACCGTAACCTCGTACTCTGCGTTGAGCGTCAGCCCACCTACCGCCGATGCGCCGCTAAAAGTGACGTATGACCCGGTAACACAGCCGTGCGCTACATCTGTTACGGTAACCAGCGTAAGTGTATCTGTCGTAGCAAACGGGTCAGTGAGGGTGACGGTGCTGCGGACCGGGGTAACGTCATAATACGCGCCGCCGCGCTCCAAGTAGAACTTGATATGCGTACCAACCCCAACGAGATTCTGCCCGTTGAGGGTAATCCAGTTCCATAGTGAGCGGCACACACCCAGAAAAGTTGCGGACGAAAACCGCTGCCACCCTCCTATCTTCTCAGGGGTGCCTTGGCGAAAACGAACTTTCTCGGACTCGTACCACCCGCCTTGGTTGGCATAGCGGGTACTTTCCCTGTTGACGCCCGGTTTCAGCTGTAGTTTTTTTAGCATGGCAGTGACCTTTTGGTGTGGGCATTATGGCACAGCTTTACTGCGGCAGGTACGCCGCCTCCGCCTCACGCCTTAACTGCAACCCCCGGAGTACCCGGCCACTGGCCCGCACCCACCGCCTAATCTCAAGCTGCGCCTCGTCCCAGTCTTTCTGGTTCAGCCGAAGCCTCAGCGTGCTGTTTTTGTACCGCCCAGCTCCAAGGTTGTAGATAAAGTCAGCAAGCGCCCCGAGGGCCTCTTCGCTTGCAACCAGCGCTGGGGTGTACTTCACCGCAGCTGGCAAGCACTGGGTCTGCAGCACATGAGCAAGTAGGCGCTCGCCGTACTCCTGAGTGACGGGCGGATCGCTCATTGAAACGCTGCGGCCATCCTCATAGAACGTCGAGCCAAATGCCACGGTGGCCAAGCCAGCTGGACAGTAGTATGGAGCGGCGCTAAAACCCTCGAATTTTTTACAAAGCTGCACCGCTGTGCGCAGGGCTACCCGCATCACTGCCTCTGCCTGTCGTATACGCGACCAACAAACCAAAAACTTAATACCATGACGAGCATCGCCATGTCGTCAGCTGTCCAGCTCTGCACCAGCACTTCCTTCCAGTCACCACCGGCCTGCACGGCCATAACCATGCCGACTACTTTCACTGCGGAGTACATGACCACGAACCAATATGTCACCAGCGGGCGCACCATCGCCGAAACGGCAGACACAAACTTCCCTGCCGCCCTTGCGGTCTCGCCCTGCTCTTTCACAGCAGCGGATATGGCGTCCATCTCAGCCATCGTCATCGCAGCATCGACCTTGCGCATCTCGTGTTCCATGCGCTTCTCGGCAATGCGGATTTCGACCTCCATCATCGCGAGCTCGTGCTTGCGTTCGTTCTTGCGGTCAAGGCCCTTCAGTATTTCCGGGGCAAGCCGAAGCAAACCGCCAAGGCCGCCACTTGCTACTGTGATGAGAGTTTCCCACATACTATTCTCCGTCCCCGCCGTTCAGCTTGTTCCACGATCCCAATGCCAGAAGCCCGAGCACAAACATCGTCCCTGCTTTAGCAAACGTATTCCAGATAGTGCGTTTTGTCTCGCGCCAGTCGTGCATCAAAGAACGCAGGTCTCTGACATCATCGCCAGCAAGCTCGTCGTGCAGCCCCACTTCTTTAAGGGCTGCCTTCATTTCTTCGCGAACAACAATTCGCAGCGTAATTTCGTCGATCTCCATGCGGGCTCCTTCCCTTACGGGCTTTCAGTTATCTGTAAACAGGCACGTTGCAAATCTTGGACATCTTCCAGTTCCACGGACTCGGCCCATAGGCGACATAAACGCCAACCCCACTGAAGGGTTCAAGGTTCATCCACTTCACAACGTCCACGATGTTCTCAGACTCCAACCGCAACTGCCCAGTGGCTGGCATGGTTAAGCCGTCGTACGGCACCCATGTGTCGGAAGTTAAATCCTGCTTGAGCCAGATCGCGCCATCAGGCAACTGCGCACCGATCCATAACGGGGTGGTGGTTCCGACTTCGCTCGGCTCTGGCACGATCCGGCACTGAATGCGGTAGCGATTCTGCCCCTCAAGACTGATGCCGGGTCGCTGCGGTATCTCGAGACCCGCCCAATTCCGGATCACCCATGCTTCAAAGAATCCGCCTTCCACAATGGAATAGGGGAATCCGCCGAAGCCACCGTCGCCCCAATCTGGACCCCATGAGTTCTGGACAAGGAATTTACCCACCCTGTCGTCGTAGCCGATGATAACCATCCAGTGCCCGCCGATGGACGGGGTGTTCGGCCCTTCCTGCTGATACTGCTGTTCCCGCCACGGCCCGCGCATGTCCTTTGCCGACTGCGTAACCTGCATGGCGAAGCCTACCGGCAGCCCTTCGTTCAGGGCGGATTTGATCCGGTCGATGATGGTCTGAGACTCAAATCGGGGCCAGACGCTTCTCCAGTGGCTGACAGCCTCGTACCTGAGAACACGGGTCTTGCTCGCCAGCAGGTACATGTCATCTGGAGGGCGCACCGCAGACTTGCTTGTGTCGTAGGGGTAGGCTGATTCCGATGGAATGCCGTAGTGGTTGGCTACCTTGAGCGCGTCACGCGGAACAAGTCCCTCCTGCCCAAGCCGATTTTCAAAGTCCAGCGTGGCGGTGTACAGGAACAGACGCGACAAATTGTCGCTACGACCGTGCCGTTTCGCCATATGCTCGCAGGCACTCACGATCCCGTTTGCCACGCACGATCCGATTTCCGCCTGATCTTCCACCTCGCTCACATTCGGCAGCAGGTCGATCTCGCTGGCGAAGGTCGAAGGCGGCCAGACCGATGGGACGAACGGAATGTCCCGCAGGTCTGGAGGCGACGGCGGGGTGTTGGCAATATAGCGCGGATCGTGGCTCATCTCCCCTACACCCCTTCTGGCCAGTTGAGCGCAGGAAGCTCTGGCTCGATGTCCGCATAGCTTGTCGGCATCGGACGAGTGCCGGCTTGCACTTCGGCAAGTATTTCGTGCAGTTTGGACCATGTAGCGTCTCGCACATCAACGCCGTACTGCCCCTCCGCTTGGAATTTAGCGCTTGTGCTTGTGGAATAAGTACAGAGAGACAGCATACCCGCGTAGTATCTTGTCTGAGCAAAACTATCAAGGCGCTGCTGAGTTTGTTCCTGCACAGAAGATATTAACTGCGCGCGGGCGGCTTGCTGCTCCGCTGGCGATAGAGAAACGATACCCCACGCTTGCTCCCAAACCCCAGAAACAGCGTTGTAGACTGGGTCAAGCTCCTGCACTGCCTGTGTGTACCGGTCATAAGTTGGCCACGGCGTAACCTCCACCTCAATAGCGTTATGTCGTGCGTAAAACACAGATGGCCACGGCTTCGCAGGCAGGCTTGTATTTGCCGGGTACTCCGACTCAATATCTTCATTCGTATACGGATATTTGAGCACGCCATTGTCTACTATTTTTGCACGCATTTTTATCTCCAAGAGGCTGCAACAATCGCGGATGTTTGCGGGCCGCCGCTTGACCAAGTGACGGTTTCAACGTCGGCGGTCGTTGTCGAGGTGTTCGTTTTGTTGGCCGCTGTGTATGTGCTTGTTTCACCAGAATACTGTGCGTCCACGTTCTCAGAAGCACTGCTCCACGAAGATGTGCGGTTGCCGTTTGTCTGTGCGCCATAGATGGCAACACCACCCGAGCTCAAATCAAGTGTGGCCGTGGCGGTGTTTGTTGACGACGAATATAAAGTCTGGTCTGTATCTACAGCTGTTGAGCTCTGGTAGTCCTTCAGCGTGTAAACCGCAATCGCCATCCGGTTAAAGGTATTGCCCCCGCAGGCCACCACTACTGAAATACTTGTACCTGACGTCACCACTCTTTGCGCAATGAAACATATAGGGTCATTGCTTGCGCTAGAGTTTCCTTGCGTTACCACGCTAGAACCAGCGGTGCCGTCAATAGTTATGCCGGAAATAGTTCTACCAGATGCCCCTGCGGACCCCATGGCAACAACCACAACAAGACGATCCGCTGTGGCAGTCCCAATGTTCACAGTGTTGAAAGTGTAAGAGGTTGCGTTGGTCACAGACTCGGCAGTATGGGTGTACTCCAATGAAACCACCCTAGCTTGCCTGCCCGCCGCAGCCCTCAATCCGTGATGAAGGCTCATGTCAAGCTACCTACCAGTGCGCCGTAAATCGTGCTGCCCACTTTCCAAAGCTCAACCACGGTGTAGCCGCTTGTGGCCAGTGTGGGAGCCGAACCCCCTATCCAGTTACCTGCAGCGAGCACGCTGGTCCATGTGATCGTGTACGCGGTGCCGTCATCAATCATCAGCGTCATGCTCTGCCCGGCTGCCCACGTCCCTGCAGTGGGTGTAGAGGCCCCGGTAAGCGTCCATGTCTGAATTGATCCGTTGGTCGGAGACAGCGCCGGGGTCGTGCTGGACGGGATCGCGTAGGTCTCTTCTGTGAACCCGTCATTGAGGACAGCCCCGGACAACGTAGGGGCGGTAGCGAACACAAGTGCGCCAGAACCAGTCTCGTCGGTCACCGCGCTCGCAAGGTTTGCGCTTGAAGGGGTGGCGAGGAATGTGGCAACACCAGTGCCAAGTCCGGATACACCTGTAGATATTGGTAGCCCAGTTGCGTTGGTCAGCGTGCCAGAAGACGGAGTACCAAGCGCCCCGTTAAAGGTTACAAAGGCGCCTGCGGAACCCACGTTGACAGCAAGCGCTGTGGCTACGTTGGTACCAAACCCAGTAATCCCGGTCGATACAGGCAAACCGGTTGCGTTGGTCAATGTGATGCTTGAGGGTGTACCGCCAGCACCATTGAATGTGGTGAAGGCACCTGCAGAACCTACGTTGACGGCAAGCGCTGTGGCTACGTTGGTACCAAGCCCAGTAATCCCTGTCGAAACAGGCAGACCAGTACAGCTCGTCAACGTCCCGCTCGTCGGCGTACCAAGCAGTGGGGTGGTCAGGTTTGCAGAGGTAATCGACACCGAAGTAAGCGCGTCAACAACCGCAGCTCCGGCCCCGGCTCCGTCGGTATAGACCAACGCTCTTTTGCCCGTGGCAATCGTAACCGTAGCGCCGGAGCCCTGCTTAATGATGATACTCTGGCTGCCGGTAGTCGCGTTCTCAACAAGCCATAGCTTTGAAACGGTGCTTGGCGCGAGAGTCACTGTACGCGTGGCAGACAAGGACCCCGCGGAGGTGAGCTTCAAGTAGAACGCCCGCACCCCGTCAGCAGTTCCGTCTGCCATGGTAAAGGTTTCATCGGCATCCGCGGCCAGCTGCTCTGTGCCGTACCCGAAGGCATCAGCAATGAGCGATAAATTAGTGTTGGTGCTGGTACCCCAAGTACCGTCCTCGTCGCCTGTGACAATTTCTTTTAGGCGGAGATCATTTGTATACACGGCCATTTGAAGGCTCCTAAGCTGCTTTGTCTACATCCACCCATGCTGGGGCTTGTGTGTCATTGATATTCGCCCAAACGAGCGCTTGTGTATCGTCGATAGTACCCCAATTAGGTGTCTGCGCGCTGTTAATGTTCCCCCAGTTGGGGGTCTGGGCGTCGCTAATGTTGCCCCAGTTGGACGTTTGCGCATCGTCCACGCTGGTCCACCCGCCTATAGTAACTACACCTACCCTGCCAGTGCTAGAAACCCCCGTTGGCACTGCAGTACTGTTTATACTTAGCGCTACAGTACCTACCGCCCCAGTACCGGCTATGCCAGTCAGGACAACGGAGTCATCTACACTTAGGGTTACAGTTCCTACTGCCCCGGTACCGGATACGCCAGTGGGTACAACTGAGTCGCCAACACTTAAAGCTACAGTACCTACTGCCCCAGTACCGGCCACACCAGTTGGGAGGGCGGCCACCAGTAAAACCGCCGTACCTACCGCCCCGGTGCCTGCTACTCCAGTCAGTACAACGGAGCCATCTATACGTAGCGCTACAGTTCCTACTGCCCCAGTACCGGATACGCCAGAGACAGCAATTGTCTCGTGAACGGCAATAGCCACTGTACCAACTGCGCCAGTACCGGCTACCCCAGTGACAACGACGGTGTCGTCAATGCTGACAACTACCGTACCAACTGCACCAGTACCAACTACCCCGGTGACAACGACGGTGTCGTCAACCCTTATAGTTACAGTGCCTACCGACCCAGTGCCTGCTACACCATCAACTACATACGCAGGGGCGATGCCGCCGAAGCCGTTATAGCCCCAAGCACCCTCACCCCAGCCGCGGTTCCACGTTGTGGCGCCCACGGGCTACCTCACGCAATCCGGATAATCGCAGTAGCCGCAGCAGCCGCCGGGAACTGAACCTGAAAATCCCCGGAGCTCACGGTCTGATCCCCGCCGAAACTAAGTACCGCACAGGCAGCGTTGGAGGCGCTGCTGTTATATATGAGCGCTCCACTCGTAGAGAACGTCGCGGTGCTCCAAGTCGTGTCGCTGAAGTCGCAGATAGCTGTGGTGCTATCAGCAACCGGGGTAATCGAGGTGAGCGTGTTGCCCCCAGTGGTATAACCGCTACCATTACCAAGCTCGTCAGTGCTCAAGTTACTGTAGTTGGTCGTAGCAGCGCCAAACGTACCGGAGCCAGACGCCGCAGCTTTCAGCAGCGCTATCTTGAACGTATCCCCAGTGGACGCAGTAAAGTCGTGCGTAGCCTTAAAGAGCTCAACTTTGAAGCTCGTGGGCATCGCGGTAGTAACGGAAATAGGCATGTCAGTTCTCCAGTAATTTCACAAGGTCCGAATGCCCTGCAGCTCGGAATTTATTTGCCAGCGTGGTGTGGTTCGACCGCACCGCTTGTTTCATGTAATGCACCAGCACCCCGCGGATTTGGTCCTTGAATGCTTCGGCTTGGTCTCGGATGACGGGGTGACAGCTACCGCCCACCGAAATAATTTTGTTGAGCGCCTGCTCAGCTATCTCTTCCGGGGTGAACCCACGCCCGGAGACTACTGTTGTTTTAACCTCGCCCAACAGGGCCCCGGTGCTAATACTGAACATCAGAACACCCTCACTTTAACTTGACCGTCGCGGTACATATCCTGACGCAACTTGCCATCACCCAGATTCTTCAGCAGCTCAAGGGATTGCGTATACAGCTTTTCGTAGTTGGCCACCACGTCGGCTTCGCCTTTCTGGAACCTGATGGCCTCAACTAAGGCCCCGTTCAGCAACGCGGAATCAAACTCCGTACCCAGCCAAGTGGTGGACGCAGTAACAATAGATTCCGGGTAGATAGCGAAATGCATCTCTACGGCGTAGTTGTCGTCAGGCGTTGGACCTACAATAAACGTGGTCTGGTCGAACACTGCGTAGTGCTTGGGTAGCCCCTCCGCGGTTTGTGAAGGGTACGCCTCACGAATGAAGTTAACATCCTTGTTCAGCAAAAAGACATAGTCGTCATCGGCGTCCACTACCGCCAGCGAATACACATAAAGCATGCGGCTGGGCATAGTGAGATATTTGTTGCCAGAAGTCAGCGTGCCTGTCTGGTTCTTGCGCAGCGCAGGCAGCTCCACAGCTGCGTAGAGCTTCTGCTCCGCCTGCTGAGTAAACATGGCAAGCTGATCCGCGGTGAACGTCTGTTCGCAGATGTCTTCAATGTTGGTCGTAAGCTCGGTGTAGTTCATGGCTTATGCCATCGGGCCTCTGGCCATGGTGCCTTTGGTAGCCGCACCCGTGCCGCGGATTTTCACACCGCCTTTCTTCGCACCAACACCACCGCCTTTCTTCATCTTGGTGACTTTGCCACCACAACTTGATTTACCTTTCATGGTTCCTCCTATGTAATGTTTACTATCACCCGGCCAATTGCCGGGATTAAAGATGGTGTTGACACCGGCAGCACAAGAGCCCTGCTTTGTGGGTACCCCGAAAAGTCAGGCCGCGGGTTGCGGATAGCTTGCGGGTCGCTTACCGGAAACTCACCAAGGTGCAACTGCGGGTGGTCCGGGTCCCAACATTCTGGGCATGCCATTATATTCGTATTTTTGCCTTTGATAATCAAGGCTTGCAGCTCACGCAGTTTGTAGCGGAATCCGCATACGTCGCACTCTGCGAGCGCTTTCTTCCCCGAGGCGAACCTGTCAGTCACGAAACTTAGCCCCTTTGCGAAGGTTATCGGCCCACGGAATCACCTGCAAGTTCCAAGGAACATGTAGCCCAGATACTATTTTGCCCTTCAACGGTACTACATGATCGACGTGCCACGAAAAGCCAAACACCTCAGTACGTAGTGCGGCCAAGGCGTACGCCTCAGCTATCAACCACTTGTCTTCCTCAGACAGCCACGCAGGTACCCGCTTGGACCTCTCTGCTCTATTGCGAGCTTTGGCTGCTCTATCCACCCCCGGGTTGGCCTGCGCCCACTTCCGACGCGCCGCAATGCGCTTCTCCGGGTGTTTTGCAGCGTATTCCCTGTCCATCGTCGCCTTGTGTTCTGCATTACGTTCCGCCCACGCTTTCTTCATTTCGGATATCTTGGTGGCGTTCTTAATCCTGTAGTCGTGCATGTACGCAGCATGGCACTCTTGGCACTTTCGCCCCCGCTTGGGCCCATAGGTGTGGGTTATATCTGCCTTGCATTCGCGGCAACTGCGCTGGACTACAGGCTTTGGTAACGCAGCCTCCGCCGCTTTGCGGGTCTCATTCTCTGCCTGCATGCGAAGGCGCCTATCTTTGCTGCGCGCTAAGAACTCATCTTTGTGGAGTAGGTAATATGTTCTGCGGTACGCGCGCAGAGCTATAGTATCAGTTATAGGCATCAGATTTTCGCTATACGCGGCGTCCAGCGAATAGGGGCACGCTCTCTATCCTCGCCCGCAGCCAGCTCGAATTGCCGCTCGTATTCAGCCTGCAGCATCTGGAGTCTTGGCATCAAGTCCGGGTCTTTCTGGGCTATGTAATACGCCAACCCCGCCACAAGCGCAGGGTAAAACCTGAAGTTTATATCGGGAGTTTGTATCCCTGCTCCAGAATCTTGGATGCGCCGCATGCGCCAATACACTAGCTGGTACACGCTTGTCTGGTCTGGCACCGGCCACAGTGTCACTGTAGGGTTATCCCGGGCCCGGCTGATATACAGCTGGATGGGGCGGTCCTGAGTCAGCTTGTTCGGTATGCTAGAGTACGTGGAGACACTGATACGCGAAATACTGAGGTCTGACTGCGTCGATGCGCTGCCTGCACCCGTACGGATAACGTGCTCAAGCAGGTCAATGGTGTCCGCGGGGAGATTGTATGTTGCGGTTCCCTGAACAAGGCTTACCGTACCTTGTTCAATAGTCCACATATTAAGCCCGCGGTTTTGCCACTCAATGGTCAAGAGGTTCATTGAGCGGCGCGCAGTACGCAGATCGTACCCACTGCGCATCTCGCGCCCGGCACGCTCCCACGCTTCCTCAGCTACCTCCGTGAAGTCTAGCTCAAACGCTGTAGTGCCGGATGTGGTCATGGCTTATCTCATTGCCCCTTTGGTTTTTCCTTTGGTGCAGATACCGTCGCCACGGACTTTGCCGCCTTTCTTGAACATTTGACCCTGCGCACCCATAGGCGGGGTTGTAGGACCACCGAAGGCGAAGGCTTTGGGTTTCGACGGGTCTTTTTTACCCGCTTTTTTCATCTGCGCGTCAATCTCGGCAGGCGCCATCTTGCGCTTAGGCGCGGGGCTTCCTTGCGGCGGCGGAGTTCTTGGGCGTCCTTGCGGGTTAATCAGGTCGCTCGGCAGTTTGTTTCGCATGTGGGGCTCCTTAACAATTCCAAGATTTTAAATAGGCGACTAGCCGCTCTGCTATGTCGGAGCTGTCCGCAACAATCCCCGCTGCGAGGTTGCATCTCCCACACAACAAATCTCGGACTTCTCCGGAGATATGGTTGTGGTCTACGCAGGCCCTGTCCATTCGAGCCTCAATAGAAAACTGTTTACCGCAGCAAGCACACCTATCGTCCTGCGCGAGCAACATGTCCGCAAACTTCTCCGCGCTGATACCGTACTTGGTCGGCAAGGTATACTTGCGCGCGTAGGTGCGGATACATTCGCGGCAAGCATAGTTTAACCCTGACACTTGCGTACGGTTACGGTTAAACTCTTCCGGGGCTTTCCACTCCCGACACCGACTACACCGGTACCGCCCCGCCTCGTCCGCCACCTTGGGGGTCCGTCCCCAATCGCGTTTCTCT